ACTGTACGTAGTGGACGCGGGCGGTCCTACTTGGACGGCTTCAGATGGGTCGTTACAGGCCGCGCTACCCGTGGAGACGACATGAGTGAAAGGCATGGCTCCTAATGGTTACTCCCGCAGAGTTCAAAACCGCAAAACCTCAGTTCGCCGCTGTTCCCGACGCCACGGTACAGATGTACCTAGACATGGCCGCACGGTACGTGTTTGATCCCGAGAATGACGACGCGGTTATTAGCTTTTCTTGCCACCTAATGACGCTCGACGGGCTCGGTACAGACGCAGCGTCCACTAGCTGGCGCACAGGTGCTGCATCGTACCAATCGATCAAGTCTGGGCAGCTTACCCTTACACGCTACCAGCGGGCCGCAGGAGAGGGGACCACGTGGACCTCTTGGCTCGGTCAGACCCAGTGCGGCCAGTTCTATGCCCTGCTCCTCAAGATGGAGCGTGGTGGGCCGCGTGTGGTCAGTGGCGGCGTCGGTCGGTGCGTCACAGCGTACAGTAAGGACCTATGGGGTTGGCCTATTGACGGCTGGGCAAGTTCGATCTAACCTACCCTTATGCGCAACCATACATGGGACGCCCTCGGCTAATAACCGGGGGCGTTTTTTCCTGAGCGGATGTCCTCAGCTAGGTCGTAGAATGTACCGTCCCACTGGTCGCCGTCCTGCGGGTGGTTCTCGTGCTTATCCGTGACGAATTTTACGCATCGCTCACGTTCATCTAGGACCGCACGGGCTACAGCGATAGCCACGCTTTCGTATGCATACTCCTCACCACCAGCCCAACGGACGGCAGTTTGCCAAATGTCGTCTGGCACTCCGTGAGGCTTATCCATTTTGTTTCCCCGTTATTACCGTACGCACACACTGCGCGAGGAATGGCGAGGCCCGTAGCCGACCTGAACGCCACCGGTAGATGGTGTTACTACCCATATCGACAGCCTCCAATATGAACCGATCGGAAAGACCGCTCGCGTGGATTTCCTCGATCAGGGCGTACGTCTCAAGGTCCCTGGCACGGTTCGGCCCGCGCAGTTGGTTCCCATGGAACCCCCAGTTCAGCAGGGTCCCGGTACTGACGCCCAATTGCCTACCCGTGGCGCAGAGATTGCCGCCGTTGGCCTCAAGTGCCGCACGGGCCTCCTCGACTGTAGGCATTACCCGCGCAGGCTTGCGTGAAGCGCCCTTCCGGTGCCGCCACAGCGCCCCAATGACAGAGTTGCGTGTACGGCCCGTTCTGGCCGCGATTTGCCGTGTAGACAGGCCCTGATCGTGTAGTCGGATTAATGCCTCAATTGTCACGGCACGCGCGCTCCGTCATGATCCCAAGGGCCGCAGGTGGCAAACTTGGGTAACTGTAGATGATTGCGGTCATGTTGGTCCACAACTCATTGCCCTGCACGATGGTCAATACGTGGGTGACGGGCGTCCCGGCATCGCGGGCGCGTGCGATATCCTCGGCCAGTGACCGCGCGTCTAGGCAAGCATTGGGAGTGATTAGCGAGAGGACCGCGACAATTGCGTGAGATAGGCTCATTGTGGTAGGCTCCTTGGTATGGGATTACTTGATGGCGACATTGCCAGTTTGTTTGCAGATGTGTTCGGCACGTTCTATCTGGACGGCGTACTGACCCAGAACCCCGTATGGGTTCCCGACGGTCAGGGCGGGGGCACATATACTCCACCTGACCCCATTGCGGTTAAGTACCAGACCGACAGCGTGTCGGAAGAAACCCGCGTGGCCGGTGGCTATTCGCAAGATGACGTTCGATTCCTAATCCTCCAGAAGCCCGGATTGGTCCTTACGGGGGATTCGGAGCTTACTGCCGGGGGTAGGACCTATTTGCTCCGTACGCCCCGGCAGGACCCGGCTAAATCATATTTCGAAGTATGGGGTACACCCAAGTGACTACCGTGTCAAACACAAAAATGATCATTAGCCGAAAAGATGCTCAGGCGGCTGGTTTGAAGCGGTACTTTACGGGTGTTGTCTGCAAGAATGGGCATGTAGACGAGCGTCTTTGCTCGACTGGGGCCTGTCTAACGTGCAACCGAGAAAACGGGCGGCTAAACTACAATCCAGAAAAGACGAGTGAACGTAAGAAAAAGGACCGCGCGGCCAACCCCGAGAAGTACCGAGAACGCAAACGCAGGTATTGCGAGGAGAACGCAGAGAAAGTAGCCGAGGGTAAACGGATTTGGATTAAGAGGAACCCCGATAAGATCAGGGAGCAGTCGCGTAGAAACCGTACCGTAAACAAAGAGTACCGCGAAACCTATATGCGTGAATGGTGGGCAAAAAACCCAGAAAAGGCCAATGTCTATCAGGCCACCAGAATTGCCCGTATCAACTATGCGACACCTCGGGTACGCGAGGACTTAGTGCCATTCCTGCAAGCGGAAACCTTGGCTATTTATGCCGAAGCTCGGACACTGACTGAACTTACTGGAGTTCCGTATCACGTTGATCATATTTTCCCCATATCTAAAGGGGGAGTACACGCTCCGTGGAACCTTCGGGTCATGTTGGGCACTGATAACCTAAAGAAGAACGCGGCTATCCCCAAAGACGAGCCGATGTATGTAATGTGGCAAGGGGAGCTAATGAGCCGAGTGAAGGATACGGACCAATGAAAGTCACTCTCCTACAGAATTATGACTGGCCGATCCCCGGCACGCGCAATTGGATCGCCTTCAAGGCCGGTTGGTCCGGTCGGGTCACACGAGCCCAAGGGCGCGAGATGATCGCTGCGGGCGTGGCTACCGAGGTCAAAGACCGGCCATCACGGCGAGCTTGACCCGACGGAACTTGTGGCGGTTGGCGCGGTTCACCCGCTGGTCAAAGATTTGCATTGCCCGCCAATGGACCCATGCACTGTAGGGCAGAAGGATCGTATTGGGTCCATCATCGTCACTTATCTCCGTGAGCATGGCGTTCAAGTCCCTCATGATGTCCTGTGGTGTCATTCCTCAGCACCCATAATCTTGGCTATTGCGGAGTTACCCGTACCAATAGACATGTAATGGAGCATCATCGATTCCTTTACAGCCTTAACGCACCGTTCACGTTCGGCCAGCACAGCTAACACAATTGAACACTGACCATGTTCTCCGCAGGTATCGTCCTCAAACGCCCGTATGCATCCGCCTTCTTTGTGGCAGTGGGTGTCCATTTGCCTAGTCCTTTCCGTCTATGGTAGTGTGGCGGTATGGCCGATATTGACCTCACGCTAGAAACTCGCCAATCGATCATTGCGCACCTGACGCCCCGGATTACCAGCGCTGGGGTGTACGGGGAGTTTACGCCCGCCAATGTACCTTGGCCCTTCATTCGCTATTCGTCCAGCACGACCCCATACGAGGACTCGTGCAATGACGGGTCGGTTATTCTGGTCGATCTGCACGTCTTTGCCAACGGCCCGTCCACGGACGCTGTGCTTTTGCTCGCTCGGCAAGTGCTGGCTGCTATGCCCACATGGACAGGTGGTGACGCAACTTGGACGGGCAATGTTGGACCACTTGCCGACGCACCCACGGGGGAGTCCGCCAAGTGGCATGTTGTCGTACAGTTCAGGGTTGAGACGGTTATCTAGTCCACACTACCCAAGCGAATAGTGGCCCTAGTGGAAAGAGCGCGCCGATAAAGATGTTGAATGGCATGGGGGCGACGAATGCCGCGAACGCCACGAAGGCGGACCAAAGGAAAATGAGGTATATGAGCACGTATTTCACGATGCCACCACCCGATAGCGCACAATATCGCGCCCCTTGTCCCGCCACGTCCAGTCACCCGTGTCCCACAGATTGACCACGCGCTCCGTATAGACCATGCCGTCCTCGCGCTCAAACTCAACCAAATCTTCCGGGTCGGCAAATTCGGGCCAAGACTCGCCATCGTGTTCGTACCAGCTATTCAAATCCCCAACTCCTTGGCGATGGCGCATCGGGACACATGCTCGACGCTGTTATATTCGTTCCGGTACTTGTCGGTAAAGTACGTGGCGTCAATGGTCCAGTCGTCGCCCGTATTGTGCCGATCTGGCCGCGTGCGCACCCAATGATCGTACTGGTCAATCGGGCCGAGGGGTGCGGTTGCGTCGGGGTACTCCGTCATTTGGTCACCACTCGATACGCCACAATGTCGCAATCGTACACGGGGTCATCGTGGACCCAATTTATCGACCAGAACGCTACGTCCAGTGCGTCGAGCTGGTCTGTTTCCACGCCATCCGCGAACCGTACCTGCACCAGCGTATACATTGGCAAGTCCGGGTAGCCTTTGCCGTGGTGTTCGATCCATTCGGTCATTTGGTCACCACGCGGTAATGGGTGATGTCGTCCGTATTGCCTAGGTGGACCCAGCTGCTTGCGTCACCCTCACCGTGCCACCATCCGATAGACGCGATAAAATCGTCATCATCGTCCGGGATATCACCGCGTAGAGTTACCTGTACGAGAGTGTCGAGCGGTAGGTCCGGGGCGTCCTGCCCGTCATGTTCGATCCATCCATTCGTAGGGGTCATGGCGTAATCTCCTTCATGTATTGTGGGGCCGTAGCACGTACCCCGGAATCGGTGGGCAAGACCGCCCCAGTTGTCCTATCGACGCCAATCAAGCCGTCGTCAACCAGCTGTCGCATGGCGTCGGCGCTGACCTGAGCGGGCCGTCGGACCCCCACGACAATTTCAAGCGCTTTGATCTTTTCGGGCGTTAGGATTTGCACTGGGTGTCTCCTTTAGGTATGACCGTCTTGTCACTAGTCATGCCTTGCTTTTCGACCCCCGTCAAGATACTATTTACAGCAATGAGCGAAACGGACCAGAAAATCGTTACCCGCAAGGAAGCCCAAGCGTTGGGACTGACCCAGTATTTCACGGGCGGTTCTTGCGTACAGGGGCACGTCTCTGCGCGTTCTGTGTCCAATAAATCGTGCGTTGAGTGCGCGCGTATTAGGTCCCTAGAGAGACGGGCATTGCATCCCGAAAAGGTAAGAGCCGAGGCATTGAAACACTACCACGCGAACGCCGAGAAGTGTCGCGAAGCAAGTAGAGAATCGTATCGGAAGAACCCGGAAAAGCGGGCAGAATACCAGCGTCAGTACATCGCTAGGAACCGGGAACGTAGCCGCGAACAGGCCGCGAGGGACCGTGCTAAGAACAAGGAAGCACGCAACGAAACCACTCGCGCTTGGCGCAAGCGAAACCTCGACAAACAGAACTTCTATAGCGCCAAACGGTACGCGATGAAAATGTCCGCAGTTCCGACTGTTCGAGAGGACCTAGTGCCGTTTTTGCGCGCGGAAACCTTGGCTGTTTACGCCGAAGCTCGGACGACCTCTGAGTTGACGGGAATTCGCCACGATGTCGACCACATTTTCCCTCTTTCCAAAGGGGGCGCTCATGCCCCATGGAATCTTCGTGTCCTTCTAGGTTCTGAGAACCAGTCTAAGAAGGACAAATGGCCGAAAGGCGAACCCACTCATGTCATGTGGCATGGGGAACTTGTCAGCCGTCTAATCGGCTAAACCGGAGACTACCAATAATGGCTCAGCTAACTAGCGTAAGATTCGGGGAGCAAATGCTCCTCATTGGCGACGGGGCAGACCCCGAAGTCTTTTCGGCCCCTTGTGGGATTAACTCCCTCACCAAGTCCACTTCCACCAATACGTCCGATGTGGACCTCCCGGATTGTGACGATCCTGATCTGGTCGTTTGGCTCGGCATTGACGAAGTGTCCAAGCGCATGACCCTGACCTTCTCGGGCACCATCGCCCAGCAGGCCCTTGCCATGTGGCAGGAGTGGGAACTGGACGGCGGGACCCGCAATGTCCGTTGGATGCGCAATCTGACCAACCCCGATCTCCGTGGCTATCTGGGTGGACCTGCACTCCTGACCGAGTTTGAAGAGACCTCCGAAGCACGTGGCCGCTATACCTTCACCGGCACGATCATCTTTGACGGCAAGCCCGTTTGGGTCTCGCTGCCAGCCGCGCCCGTTGCGGGCACTGTGACCTTCACTGGCACTCTGGCCGATACGGAAGTCCAGACGACCGTCCCAGGTACTTGGACCGGCACCCCGACCTATACGTACCAGTGGGAACGCTCCCCGAACGGCTCGAACGGCTGGGTGGAAATCGCCGCCGCAACTGCCGCAACGTATACCGCTGCCACTGCGGACATTGGCAACTTCCTGCGCGTCAAGGTCACTGGCACCAATGCGGGCGGTTCGACCGTCGCGTACAGTGCTAGCCGTGGTCCGGTTACTGCCTGATGAGCGACTCCCAACTGGACCGTATACTAGAGAGCATCCGTAAGGACCTCCCGAGAATACGGTCCAGTAAGTTCGTCCTGCCGCGCGAGTGGCTATCTGAAAAGCAATTTGAGGTTGCACCGTGAGGCTAAGTGCCGAAGTTGAACTGACTTGGGGGCCGGGGGTTTATACCTTCGGCCTCAAGGCCAAGCAGATTGAGGAACTCGAACGCATCTGCAAAGAGGGGATCGGGCGAATCTGTATGCGTGCGTTCTCCGGTGTCGATTATTCCTATCCGCTGCTGCGCGAGACGATCCGATTGGGCCTCATTGGCGGTGGGCTCCCCCCGACCGAAGCGGCCCAGCTGGTCAATACGTACGTTGACGGCCAGCCAATTGACCGGGCGAACGACCCATCCAGCACGCTCAAGACCGCAACAGCTGTCCTCAAGGCCGTGCATTTCGGGTGGGAGGATTTGCCGGAAGCTCCCGTGGGGGAGTCTCAGCCCCCGAAGGGGACGGACGAACCAATTTCGGACTCTACCGGGCCGCATTCCTAAAGGCGGGTATTGACCCCCGCGCATGGGAGACCATGAGCCTATACGAACTAGAAAGCATGTGGCGCAATATGAACCCCAAGACCAACGAACCAACCGATACTGAGTGGGAAAAAGCTCAGGACCTGTGGGCCGGTGCGCTTGCGGGTATGTCGGATGTGAGGTTGTAAGATGGCAGTAACGGCAGATCAGGTAGAGGTGAGGCTACGGGCCGACACGGCCCAATATGTCCGCAACCTCACGCAGGCGGACGCGGCGTTCAGCAAGACGGCTGCGGGCATTCAGGCCAACTCGGCTAAGGTCAGTGCAGCCACTAATAATCTGTCGCTCAATACGGGCAACATTGCCGCGCAGTTCCAAGACATTGGTGTTACCGCCGCTGCGGGCATGAACCCGCTTATCATTGCGCTCCAGCAGGGCACGCAGTTGTCGGCGGTTCTTAACGACTCTGTGTCAAAGGGCGTCAGTCCCGTCAAGGCGCTCGGGGCCGCATTCGTTCAGGTCCTCAACCCAGTATCCCTAGCGACCATCGCGGCCATTGCGCTCGGTGCAACCCTGCTCCAGTCCTTGGGGTCCATCGTACCCAAGGCGGAAAGCGCCAATGAGGCGATCAAGCGCCACCGGGAAGCGCTGGAAGGCGTTGTGCGCGGGTACGCTGGAGCAGAAGATGCCGTTGCCGCCTATTTCGATCAGGTCCAGCGGCTACCCCAGTTTGCCGTTACTGAAGGGCTGCAAAAGCAATTCGCGGAACTGGAAACCGCCGCAACGGCCCTACCCGGCAAACTTCAGGACGTTACCGATTACATAAGTGCCCTTGGGACCTCTGCGACCGATACGGACCGTGAGATTCTGTCACTGATCCAGCAGTTCCAAGCGGGCGATATTAGCCTAGAGGAACTATACGGGTCGCTGGGGACCGCCGCTAAAGGCATGGGGTTCCTTGAGTCCGCAGCAGGTAGTTTGGGCCTCGGTGCCGCTAAGACCGTTGAGGAACTCCGGGGCCTGATCGTAACCGTAACGCAGTTCGGTGACGCATACGCCCGGTTCATGGCGCTGACCCAGATTAATCTTGGGGCCGCTCCGGTCAATGAGGACCTCCAGAACGCGCTTGACCTTCGGGCCTATGTTGCAGAACAGGAACGGCTCAACAGCCTTACCTCTGAGCAGCTGAGCCTAGAGAAGGAGATCGCGCGGATTAAGGCCGACGCGGGCGAACTGGGCATCACGGACGAACGGGCGCTTGAATTGGCACAAGCCACACTTTCCGCCGAGGAACGCCGTGCCCAGATTAAGCGCGAACTGACAGCCGGTGGCAAACAGAGCAATGACGCCGAGCGGGAACGTCAGGCCGTCTTGGATATGATCGGCCAGCTGGAGCATGAGTACGAACTGCTCGGCCTGACCAATCAGGAACGTGCGGTCTCCAACGCCCTGCGTGACGCTGGCGCGGTGGCCACGGAGAAGCAGCGGGAACGCATCGCGGAACTGGTCAATGCGACCTACGAAGAGACCGAGGCTATGCGCGAGTTGGACCGTACGAGCCAAGCGTGGGCCAATACGATCCAGTCGGCCACTCGTGGCTTCATTGACGATCTGATTGCGGGTAAGTCCGCTGCGGAATCGTTCGGTAATGTCCTATCGAAGGTGGCGGACCAGTTCATTAACTTGGGCCTCAACTCCATCTTTGGTGGTGGGGGTCTCAATCTTGCCGGTCTGTTCGGCGGCACCTCAACGCGCGCAACGGGCGGTCAGGTATATGCAGGCAATCCTACCTTGGTGGGCGAGAAGGGCGCGGAGGTGTTCATACCGTCCGGTCCGGGTAATATCGTACCTAACTCGCAGATCGGCGGTAGCTCCGTTACGTTCGCGCCGGTCATTGACGCACGCGGGGCCGATGTGGCAGCTATTGCCCGATTGGAACGTGTGGTACAGGATATGTCCGGCCAGATCGTACCATTGATCCGGCGCGAGATTGCAACTGGACCAAAGAAGGGACGTAAGTGAGTGCGTCCCTTGGTGTCATCGGAGTATCTCGTTGAAATCTTCAACCGTCAGGCTTCCGTTTTGGAGAAGATTACGGAGCCGTTCCATTTCTGCTTTCATCATGCCGTGAGCGGTGTTGTACGCTGCGGCTCGCCCCGAGTTGTTGGCTGCGGAAAGTGGACGGTCGTTGTCCCTAGCGCGGATGCTGGATTCGTAGGTCAGATGGGAAAGCTCAGCGATCTGTTCAAGGGTATTAAGGCGCTTGGTCATTTAGTCTCTCCGTTTGCTGTGACTCTTTTATGCCCTATGTTGACCGCTCCGTCAATACCTAATTTCACATTTCTTTCCCGATAGCATATACTCCCGCAATGACACCATGCGAGCAACGATAGATGGATAACTTCCCCGGCTGGACCACACGGTTCGAGCTTATGTTCCGGCAAGAGCAGTCCACCCATGCCAGCGGGCGCATTCGGGTCAAGGATTTTGGTACGCCCATTTGGCGCGCTACCTACCTTTCGCGCCCACTTCGCCCCAACTTGGTGGATGAGTGGCGGGCCCGTCTGGCCGCACTGGGTAATGGGCTCCTGACCTTCCCCGCTTGGCCTATGTCCCGTTGCTGGCCAATTGCGCACCCTAACGGTGTGGGTGCGGTCAATGGCGTCATTGCGTCCATCGGCAGCGACAACAAGTCCTTCACGGTCACATGGACCGGTGGGACCACTATTCTTAGTGTGGGCGACTACGTGGAAATTAACGGGCAACGTCTCTATCAGATCACGGAGGCAGCACCAGGACCCATCTATTCCATCGCCCCGCATTTCTCCGTCGGCACGCTTGCGGGCCAGTCGGTTGATGTGTCCCGTCCGTCCGTCGCCATGGCGATTGTCCCCGGCTCCGTGCAGACCCAGACGGGCCTTAACGGGCGTGCGTCCATATCGTTCGAGGCAATGGAGGCCCGAGGTTAATGCGCTCAATTTCAGCAGAGAACCAAGCGGCCCTATCGGCCCGTGCCCTTGTCGCACGTGACTTCATCTGGCTTGTGGCACGTGATCGAGAGACACTGGCCCCGGTGTCCGTTGGGTTTTGGTCGGACATTGAGAACGTGTCGTCCGTCCCGGTCATCGATCCCAACACGGGCAGTCTGGTCTCACGCAGCTACTATGGTGCGGGGAGCCTCATTGCCATTGACGACATACCGGCTGTCAGTACCGTGCAGGTCCAAGATATCCGCATCCGCATGTCCCAGATTGACGCGGCGGTAAACAACGTAATCCGGTTTTACGACACCAAACAGGCCCGCGTGGAAATCCATCGTGGTCTATTCGATCCTGTCAGTCGGGACCTTGTGGCCCCCGCGTTCGTTCGGTTCGTGGGGTTCGTCAACCTCGTGGAGGTCCATACCCCACCGGAGGGAGGCGACGGTTATGCGGAGCTTACATGCGTTAGCCATACGCAGGAACTCACCCGCGCCAACCCGTCCACGCGGTCCCATGCGGACCAGCAACTCCGTGCACCGGGTGACACGTTCTTTGTGGACGCTGCGGTCGTGGGGGACTGGAAGGGTACGTGGGGCGAGTCCCGTGGCGCTAAGCCCGTCGAGACTCGCAAGGGTTTGTTCGGGTGGGGTGGCGGGTTCCTCGGTCTCTAGTATTTGACTCGGAAGCCGCTAATGAACGCTCCTACGATTAACCCACCCGGACCCGACACCATAGCAACGGGCCACATCAAGGAATCTTCATCTTCTTCCCACTGTTCGTCGGGGGTGCCAAGCGTGGGATACTCTGGGTAAAGAACGTAGTACTTCCACCCACCCATGAAACCCGCCGCGATGACGCCACTCAAAATCCATACAGCAACGATCACTATCATCTGCTAATCTCCTTGTTGATACCCGAACCCTACGGACCTATGACCACCATGTCAACAGTTAAATTGCTACTCGACTTCCACGCCGCGTCCGAACTGCCCTTCCCGGCCACGGCGCAATGGGCGGACAAGCTGTACACCGTGGCCCGTACCGACCCGAACTGGCTGTGTGTGGAGCGTCCCGGTGGGGTCTTGCTGGCCATGTGCGGGCCGTCCCTCATGGGGCCGTTTACGGTCGCTCAGGAGGTGGTGTGGTGGGTGGACCCCGCGCACCGTGGAAACTCGGTCGGCATGTTGCGCGAGTACGAACAATGGGCTACCCTACGCGGCGTGTTTGCCATTGAAGTGAAATCCCTCGCCAAGTTCCCCGAAGTCGAGAAGCTGTACGAGCGCGCCGGGTATGCGCGCCTCGAATCCAGTTGGGTAAGGTGGCTCTAGATGGCTTTCTTCTCCTCTGCCATCGCGGGTGCCGTTAGCGCCGCCACAGGTCTTGCTTGGCTCGGTTCCGTCGCTGCCGGTGCGGTACAAGTGGCCGTCGGTATCGGCGCGTCCCTCATTGCCAAGGCTATCGCCGGGGACCAGCAGGCGGGCACCCAGCGCTTTGGCGTACAGGGCCAGTTGCAAGGTGGGGACGATGTGCCCCGTTCGATCCTATTTGGCCGTACGTGTACCGCTGGATCACTGGTCTACTGGAACACATGGGGCGTGGCGAACGGGACGACCAACGGGTTCCATACGCGCGTTGTGGCCCTCGCTGACTACCCCGCTCAGGCAATGCTACGGGTGTTCGTTGAGGACCTTGCCGGTACGCTGCTGACAGGCTCCCCCCACGCTCAGTACGGTTGGCCGATTGCCGAGTTCCGCAAGAACGGCGTGGACCACATGTGGGTCAAATTCTACGACGGCACCCAGACCACGGCGGACACGTTCCTCACGGGCAGTGTGGCCAGCGCTGAACGCCCGTACGATGCGGGCCGCGTGGGTCGGGGTATCCCCTACGCCATCGTGACTTGCATGGCCCCCGAGCGTATCGACGGCGAGGACAAGCCCCTATTCTCCAGCGGCCCCCCGGCGATCAAGTTCGAGATGAACGGCGCGCGCCTGTATGATCCTAGCCGTGACTCGTCGGTTGGCGGTGTCGGCACCCAGCGCCTCGCGAACCCTGCCACGTGGGGTGGTGACGG